TGACGTGGCATCTTGCTCTCCTTCCAGAAGTTCGCTCACGCGCGGGTCGGCGCGCGCCTGCGCTTCAAGCTGCGGGTTGCTTTTGATATAGGCACGCAGCAATTCATTCGCGGCTGCAATAGCAGGCTCGTTCCACTTTTCCATCAGTTCCTGAAGCTCGCCCATTGTCATTGCTTTGGCGAGCAAGTACAGGTTGCTTGCATCGGCTATGGTAATCATAATACTTCACCTTCCTGCAGACCTTGCGGCTCTCCGCTTGCTGGGGTTGGCTTCATGCCTGGTCTGGAAGCGGGTATTGCGCCGCGCCCCACGATAGGGGACATTCCGCCCATACCCGCGTTGAATTGGTTGGCGGACGCGAGCCGCTGCCGCCTTTCCTCAACGGACATCACCTGTTGTCTGGCTGCCTGTTCCTGCTGCACAATTTGCCGCTGCTGCTGCATGCCAGCCTGCTGCGACTGTGCCATTTGCTGGGCTTGCATCTGCTGCTGTTCCTGCATTTTCTGCATCATTTCCATTTCAACCTGTTTGCGAATTTCAGTTTCCATCGCTTTAGTAAAGTGTTCCTGAAGCATTTTGTTCACAAACTGTTCCTCAATGACCTTCTTGGTCATCTCGTTGGACTGACCGATGTTGAGGATATTTTCTCTAATCCACTCATCAGAAGCCAGCCCCTGCTGTTTGAGCATCGAAGCAATGTTAGCCTGCTGGAGTTTATCCTGCGGAAGTTCCGCGTCAAGCTGGACATCAATGACAAGGTTTTCTGGAAGCTCTTTGGGGTCAATGGTAAGCACGCCGCCTTCGAACAAAGCAGTTCTTACAGAACGTTTGTCCTTAATCATATCGAACATCAGTTCTAATCCGCTCCCGATGCCCCATCCGCCGCACTTCTGGAAGGACACCAGGGGCAATCTGCCGGACTGTGTAAGCAGGGCAATTGACGAGAACGCCATACCCGACCCGCCGCCTTGTCCCAGGGCGGTCTTATAGATAGTGCTTTCCTCGAACATGCCTTTGACGACATCCAACCCGTACAGCACGTCTTTGTTCAGCACATCGCGCTGAAGTGGTGACAATCTATCGCCTGGATTGAGGTGGACGATGCCGCCGATGTTGTTAAAGTCCACTTCAATCTGGCTATCGGGTTCAGAGCGTTCATGGACGAACATTGCATTAGCCGCGACCTGGAATAAGTTGGAGTACATTACAGTAAGCTCCAGGTTATAGCGTTCCCACAGGCTGCCCTTCCAAACAGAGTAGAGGAGCGGCTGGTACTTGTATTCCGGCTCATCCTGGAGCAAAAAGCCCTCTGCTCCCTGGACAACAATTGGGATGCAGGGCAAATCATGCTTGCCATCGTTCTCCAAGCCGATAATTGGCTCCGGCATATCGTCAAGCCACGCAAAGTGGACATCCAGGTTCCAATAATCCTTGTAAGTAACGATGTCGTTGTCTCTTTTGTCGGTAAGCGTATCAATTTCGCCGAACATAGCCTTGATTTGGGCGTAAGTCATCTCTGTTTCGCGGTAATAAGCCCGCAAGCCGAAGGAATCGAAGTCGGCGATGCCGCATTTAGGGTCAATTGGCTGGAAAATGTATGGAGTGGCGGCTGCGATGCGTTCATAACGGGTTTTAGCCGCCTTTGAGAGCTTGGATTTGCGTTTAGTGTGCAATTTCAGCAAGTCTTCCGTGTCCGTAAGGGCTAAATGGAACTGCCCGTAGCGTAAAAGCGAGCCAACCAGGTCATAATGCACGGGTTTCTGGTTGATTCTGCCGGATTGGTAGAGGATAGCCTTGCACATTTTCTCAATGCTCTCTGAATTTTCGATGGAAACAGCGTCGTTCTTGTTGCGAGGGACGGATATGATAGGCTCAGAGGCAGTCAACAAGCGCATAGCCCCCAGATATTGATTGCGTGCTTCGGGGGAAATTGTCACTTTGAGACTTGGGTCTTTAGGCTTATCCGTCCAATCCATATTAATCATCTTGTCCATGGCGAACTGCATTGTACGCAGGGATGCGTTGTCACTCCACAGTTCCGTCCCGTGTTGTTTAGCTTCACTAAATAAATTCATCAGCCACCTCCGGCTCAGATATTGCGCAATGACAGGAACGGCGACTTATTGTAGACGGGTCGTTCCTTGTGACGATAGTCCCTAACGTTGGTTAGCAGATATTTACATGCGTCGTAGGCGTGGTCTTCCATGTTGGTGTCCACGTCCTCGGAATTGTGCTTGTCATAGACCAACTGCGATAATTGTTTGGGGAGATTGTAGACCGTGTTAAAGATAAGCAGACCGGGCAGTCCGTCTTCCTGGTCGAGCAGAAGGCGGTCAATCTTTCGTTTTCCATCGAGACGGTCATTATTACCCCGATGTAAATATACCCCGTTCTGCGCATAGACTTGCGCAGAGGAAGTGACGAACTCCTGGGTTTTGCGCGTCCACATGGCGGGGTCAGCGAAGCGGTAGGCTTTCATATCGAACTCATCTGAGACATCCAGGATACGGCGGGCTTGCTGCCTGTCGGTCAATTCGGTCTCATAAAGTTCCTTGTAGATAATGACGCGCCCGTTATCTGGGTTGCGTGCGCCGAACAGGGCGCAGAATGGGGCGCGGTAGCCGGAGTCAATGCCCATAAGGGGCTGCCAATAGTCTGGAATATCAAAGGGTTCGATGACGTGCTTCTGTTTGTTAAAGGTTTTGAAAGCCAGCCCTTTGAAGACATCCCAGTCGCCCAGAAGCCAGGCGCGTTTGAGGTCTTCCGGCAGGGAGTTGAGCATCAGATAGTAGGATGCGTCCAGATGAGGGTTGTCGGTGGGGAGCGCGGGCACGAAGTTGAACTCGGAGCTTAGAGGCTCCAACTCTGGTGGGTAGATGTGATGAATAAAGTAATTCTTGACCCACTCGTTGCCAATGCCGTCGGGGTTACTGCCCGCGATGAAGGCTGGTTTTTTCAGCCCTGCCCATCGCAAAGACCCAATGAGAATATTGAACGTCTCCACGTTGTGTTCGGTGAGTTCGTCGACACCAATGATGCCGAACTCAGCAGATTTATATTTTGTGGATTCGTCAAGGTTCCGAAGGGTCAGTGCGCCCCCACCGAACTTTTTATCGAGATAAAACGCCAACCCAAGCGTCTTAGTCTCTTTGAGCGTTCCAAGCCAACTTGGAAACTCAGCGGATATTTTAGAGATTTGGCGGTCTTTGAGTGCGTTATAGGTTCCGCAGAACAAACCGCCCACGATGCCAGGCAATCCCATTTTAGCCTGATACATCAGCCATGCGACCATACCCCAGCGCAGCCAAAAACTTTTCCCGCCACCCCTCGCGCCGCCATATAGCGTGAAGGTATGTTTGAACATCGACTTAAAAGCCTCATCCTGGCGGGGCGTGAAACCCATCAGGTCATTCAGGGAGACGAAGCCCTCATTCTGTTTCGGGGTCGTCTGCAGGCTCGTCAAGTTGGACATCAATTATTTCCTTGTCAAAGATGATACCCTCAACGCCGCCAGCCACCTCAACGGTTGTTACGGGCGGTTCGACATAGCGCAGAACACGGATGACGTGTTTTATCCACTCATCGCTATTAAACTTGAAACGCTTGCCAGGGACCGTATTGCCATCCTCATCGACCCTATCCGGCAGGCGCACTTCCCCTGTTGAGATAAGCTGCGCAAGCGCATTGGCAAGAATTTGTTTATGCTGCAAAGTTTTGGGCTGACGCTTGCCATCCAGCACATAAACCTGCCCGTCAAATTCCTCTTTGATGACACGCGCAAGGCTGTCCCTGACATATCCGCCAGGGTTGGCAGTGCTTCCTGGTAAGAAACGCCCCTTTGCATCGCGCATTATTTTCTGTTCACCCATATCCACACCTCCACTGATATTTGGCTTAAGTATACCACACATTGTACAAACATTGTAATACCGCTAATTCAGGTATTTATCAAAACTGCCTTATTTGTGGGTATTTGCATAGGGTATCGATACCCTATGCATACCATATCGATACCCTATGGATAGGGTATGCATACCCTATGGATACCATATCGGAGAGATAGAGATAAAGATAAAGATAAAGATAGAGAAAGAGATAGATGAAAAG